CTATTTGGTTTGCGCGTGTTGCTGATTCCAGATTGAATCAACCGGCATCTCTACCCTCACATCTAGCCATGTCGATGGCGGAATATCACACGGCTCACCATCGATATAATAAGTTGGTTTTCCATCAATAATTTCTTTAATCCGCCAGTTCTGAAAATCTTCTGGTAAATGCGAGTGTTGGCGATGAAATGTTTGAATCTCGATGTTACCATTAGATAAAATTTTGTCTCTGACGTAGATAAGTTCTAAGCCATTAATATCTTTAGGTACTGAAACACCTCCATTCACACCCCATGCGCCGTCTGAGTTATAGCCCAATACTCTGGAAATCAAATATTTTCCTGTATCGAGTCGTTGAACAATCGCGCCTTCTGACTCCTCATTCGTTCCAAAATTCCCATTAGGATAAATTTTAATAATCGGTGAGGCTTTTTTGATAAAACCATTACCATCAACCGTTGTGTTATTTTCACTCCATTGCTTTTTTAACTTAAAAGACTGTTTATCCGCCAAATGGATAGCTGTCCATGTGTTCCCATAACCATCTAGAAAGAGAAAATAAAAACTATTCTTATCATACTGGAGTCTAATTCCTGAACCCCATTTACCATCAAAGCGGTCATCATCATAACCAAGATTACTAAAAAAACCACAGCCTCCTGTTATCGATTCATTTCCTCTTTCATAAATAGTTGTACCGCCTAATCCAAAATCACCCATCTGTATCAAGGTACCATCCTTATCCTGAAAGGTATGGGACACAACCTTATCCCCGTGCTTTGAATTTATTTTCCCGCATTTAATTGCACATTACCGTTAATTTCACCGCCCGTTTTATCAAATTTTTTATCTAACTTTTCGCTTATTTCTACAACATCTTTAGCATCTGCTTTGCCTTTTACTGTTTCCTTGATTTCATCGATAGCACTTGAGTCTGCTTTTCCTTCGACTAATTCTTGCAGTGCCTTGATTGACTCTAACTTAACCGTTTTGCCACTGGGTAGCGTAAGTTCAACGACACCGTTTTCCCCCATCCAGGTATCCATGTTTTGCAGAAAGTAGAGGATGTATGTGTTAGCAGCAACAAGTGCTCTTGCCGCATCAGAATTATTATTGGGTTCAGTGAGATTAATGCTGTAAGTGGTATCTGTTGCGCTAAAAGTCGGCTTATCTGCTAACGTTAATTCAGTATCACTGTTGACTGACAATATCATGTAAGGATAGTTAATATTACCATTTTTAATCAGCATTAACATGCCAGGTGATACCAACGGATTATTACTGTTCCATTTTGTGCCTGTGCCTTTGACAATAGAAGAGCCTGACACGACAGTTACGGTGCCATCTTTATAAATCATGTTTTTTCCTGAAATTTTGATATAGAAAATCGCAATTAAACGATCTCTATGAATTGGTTACTTCCATCTTGGATAAGCGTCAGGCGCATAAGCCATCACCGCACCAAAGTTATTATTGTACCCCCAACCTTTACAGCCAAAACTAGGACCGGTCCATTCTGTGATTGCGATAATGCCATCTTTTGAAACACTATAACCATTAACGAATGCCAATGCTTGATTATCAGGCTCATAAACGGCAGTAATATAGACTAAAGTCATTTGACCGAAATAGCCTGGTTTTGGAAATGGGCCGAAAACGATATCATCTATTTTTAAGGGTAGATGACTGGACGAATAAAATAATTCCTTTTTTTCGTTGTGAATTTTCAAAAAACCTTTGTCATTGCTGTCATTAGGTAGTTGGGGTCTATAAATATAAACATTTGTCGTATTGTGCGCGCGGATAGCAAATACATTTCCTTGCTTGATTGCCTCCGTATAGGTTGAATTTTCACCCTCCCTCCTCGCATTACGATGAAATACCAAATAGCTATTCAAAATGTTTGGATGATTTACGCTATATCTTAAGTTTTTGAACCCTTGCACATTTTGATCTGGCGTACCTTCCCTGGAAAAATCGATTAATCTTTCCAAGACATAAGTGACGGAAGTGAAAATCCCAAGTTCTGCACCATTTACTTTTATTACCGGTTTCATAAATTAACGTTAAATCAGTTTAAAAACATGAATGATAGGTATCGTTGCACATCCAATACAAAAATTCGTATAATTCCAGCTAACGATATTTCCATATATATGGACGTTCTCAATTGCTGGATATTTATTACCGGTATGGGCAATATCAATGCGAGGAACCGCAACTATTTTTCTGCCACCTTTAAGAAAACGCTGATCGAATTGAAAGCTGTTTTTTTTAAAATCAACTTCTTCTGAATGGATAACAAAGCCGAATGATTGAAGAATATTATCTATTTCTCCGCCATCATGATAAATATTAAATTTGGGGATTAGCATCTTATCACTCCAACGCAATTTCTATTCTAACCTGCCCCTTTTCGTCATAAAGACGTAATCCGGTGCCATCAAAGGTAAATCGACTATCTTTACTATTCGAGTTCATCTCAAAGCGATTGTTTTTAGCATCAAGGATGAATCCAGATTTTTCAGGTAGGTAGTTTTGGGATTGTATTTTGTCGATAACGACAACGCTATTGAGCCAGCTTCATTAATGAACGCTTCATTAATAAAAACCTGTCCATCTTGCAGATACATAAATAAATCCATTTTCCCGTTGCTAGGATTATAAAAAGCAAATTGTTGCGCATTAAACCCCATCACAGTGGTTACTTTTTCGTTTTTTAATTCCGCACCTATCACCATTCCTGCATCGTAAGAAACGCCATCATAAACAATCTTAACCAAGTTAGTGAAAGTTGCAGAAGCCTCGCCTTTTTTTCATGTCATACTTAGCTTGTAGCGAATTCTGAGCGGCTGCCCATGACTTATCCGCTGTCGCTCTGACTTGATGGATAGACTCGGCTAAGGCTTTAGTCTCGGTTACCACATAATTGTCAACCCTGACGATTTTCGCCTTCATCTTGCCGTTTTGACGCATGAAGTACTGCGTATTGCCGTTGAGTCCCTTCGCGTTTTCCAGTATGGCCTCTGTGCTGCTATCTATTCCTTTCTTTAGCTGTTTAATGGCTTCCGTATCGTTAATTTTTTTGTCTATTTCATCAAGAATATCGCTCGCTACGCTATTTGGAAAACCTGATGCTTCAACAAACGCCGATTTACCGTAACTGTTTATCGTGCGAATATAGAAAAAATATTCATGACCAACTTTAAGATTTTCCTGTGTCCAACGTTGGCCCTGGCCGATTTTCTTTGCATTCGTGATAACTTCATTCTCAGACTTATCTTTCAGTTTTTTGTCGCTAAACCAGAATTCAAAGTTACTGCCATAGGCCGCTGAATCGGCAATTGTCGGCACGACCGTTAATAAAGACATACCCGGAGTAACAGACACGCTAACAGGAGGGCGGCGCTTCAATCGCAAAATCAAGAATAGTAGGCTGAGAAATTGCGCCAGCCGCGTCAACTGATCTGACTTCAGCACGGTAAGTGCCTCTCGGTAGCCCTGCAATATCAACCCGCTCTCCTGGAACCTGAATTGTCTGTATGACCTGACCATTTTCAATAACATTAACGGTGTTATACCGAACATCTGCTGCGGTGTTTTCCCAGCTCAAATAACCCTGTACAACATCGCCAATCGTCGTTGGCACAAAAGCCAGATTTATAGGTGGGGCGACTCCTATGGGTAATTCAGTAAACGGCGGGGCTTTAGAAGGTTTACCGATAATATCTTCGTAAATATAAGCACCGTCTTCCTCTAACAGAATTTCTACGCCCTCTTGCGGGTGAAATTTCCACTCTGCTATACGAAATTCAGCATCCTTAATACCAAGACTGGGTAAGTTAAGCAAAACAACATCACCAGGCCGATAAGCATAACCATCCAGATTCATGGTAAGCTGAACCCTGCGACCCGCGCGCTTTTTGCGTAAATAAAGATTGGCTAAACGCTGTGCCTGATAAGGACTGGTGACAAAGCGATAATCGATATTTTCTTTAATTTCCAGCCCGTCTTCATCAACCCACTCCTGTACAATCACCGGCGGAAATCTGTTTTGATATATTGTTGCTCAGCATCAATAAACGTACCGTATATCGCATTAGTCGCTTCGCGCAGGGACAATTCAGGGTAATATTGACGGTATCAATGATTTGGTTGGCTTCAATACGCAAAGTAGCCGGTCCGTTATAAGACTGCATTAAAATGCCGTGCTTACCCGCGATATAAGTGGGTTCTGCCGCAATGCATTTGTGCATATTATCTAGCACTGAGGCGGGTGACTCGGATAAATCATAAGCACCGTTCAGGGTATAGCGGGGTTCAGTACCATCCGCCGTTTTAGTCGACTCATCACACAAGTCAGCCGCTACTTTAAACGCCGAAAATCAATATCGGTATCCGGTACCTTTAAGTAACGACGATAGTAATCAAGAATAACCAGTGCCCCATTATTGCTCCATGTCGTTTTATGGGTTCTTGGATCAAAATCTCTTTGCCCCAAATTTCAACTTTTATATTAGGGATACCTTGTGGGTACTTCTCATCATCATGGTAAAGGGTAAATCTTAACCATGCCAGCCCCTGCCAATCATATCCTTTTTCCAGCTAGGAGCCTCTGAGTAAATAAGGATCGGCATCTTTCCTGTCGTTATGCAGTTCGTACTCAGCCGCTTTACCAAAAGAATCTATCAGATCATCATTAAACCAGATGCGACCAACACGACTGATTTTATGTCCGGCCAGTGCAATGGCCATATAGAGTATGTAATTTATTCCGCCTATAACTGGAATTTTAACTTTTTTAGTTTCAGCAAAAAAGAGTAATCCTGAACAGACTGTTTTACCCATGATGACAACTTCTGATGCGGACGCCGAACGTAATATTTGCTTACGTTCGGCTTGATCGCGCGCAGGATCAGGCGGCTTTTGTTGGAACAACAATGATCCCGCCGTTTGAACGGCAAGACCCGCCGCAATTAACCCCAACCCCAATCCACCGGTAGCAATTACGCCCGCTATCATTAATCCGGCACCAATAATACCGGTAATCGAGTTTCCAATGCTGCCTGGCATTACGTCACCCTCCATGCCATCACGATTTTTTTATCAACCGGTCTTGCGCCATGGTCAGTAACTGCCCAGATTTTACCCGCCCAAATGACTCCCATGGTCAACCCCTCATCACCATCAAACATCACAATGTCCCCCCGTCCTGCTTCCCCATCCTGGAGCACATTGAAAAACAGCCCCCAGAAATACTGAAGTGTGCCAAATTCATTTTTCAATAGCCGAAATGCACTCGCTTTGCTGTTATAACGCCCCCGAACGGATGAACACGGATCAAAGTCACAAATAGCTATTACGCAGTCAGCCGTAAATAAACAGCAGTCATGCTCACCCCATGAAAAAGGGCGACTCATCGCCGCCCTTAAAGTTTGGGGTAATCTGGTTACCCAATTTTTATGTCGCATTTTGATATCAATTAAAATTTAGAACCGGAAACCTGCACCAAGCATCCAGGTGCCGACTTTAAAATCACCGAATCTGGTGTATTCATAAGAGGCATCAATGGCAATATTTTCCACTGGATTAAATTGCAAACCAACACCACCAACTAATCTGCTTTCAGAACCACTTTCGCTATCATTAAATGTTTTTACTTTCGCTTTACCATGTGCAATACCAATTAAGCCATACGCACTCATATATTCATTAAAACGATAAGCGGGCCCGACACTGAGTGAGTAGTAATCGATATCGACGGTTGAATAATCAGAAAAATAATAACCTTTATGCGTATAAGCAAATGAACCCATCACACCCCAGTTATCATTGAACTCATGACGGGCTTTAATATTGAAACCTTTTGCACTATCATTAAGGTCAAAATTTACATCACCAACACTGACCTTAATGTTACTTTGCGCATAACCCATTGATAGGGTATTATTTCCTTCCGCATTAGCGCTAAATGCGATAAATGTAAGAATAGAAGCTATCGATGATATCAATAATATTTTTTTCATTTTTTTCCTGCTATTACTAAAAATAAATGATTAAAACAAAGCAACATAATTTGCATTGCGTATCGCAAATTATCATATAAGTTTATTCGTATTACATTTAAAATCTATTTCAAAATAGATATATTTGAAATTATTTACTTATAAACAAACCCCGGTGAATCCTTTTTACCACCCCAATAAATCGCCCGCTCAGCCATTTGCGCCACATATCTGAAGATACGGTCGTCACTTTTCCGTTTGCGCCATGACTCATCCGTGAATCTGTCCGGTAGCCCCATCGACCAACGTTCAAAACGATTGGATACGGTCACCGCTACTGCATTTTCTTCACCGCTCGAAACGCCAATATGCGAAATCTGTCCGGCAAAAATCACCTCAGCAATCGCAGGCTTTCCTTCCAGATTGATGGCAATCAACATTAAACGAACATTTCTGCCGCGACTGCGTTCATTCATCACATCACCGACCAGCATCGAGTCAAAGCCAGAAAGGGATAATATTAATTGCTGTGGACTGGTTGTATTTTCCTCTTTTACATTTTCAACTGCACCGAATTTTCCAACACCCTCGTAAACTTCACCCGCAATAATGATATTGCCAACACCGGTATGATTTCTAGCTACCCCTGACTTAAAATCTAATCTTGCAGCCATTACTAATTCATATCCGTCATTAATCGCTTTAACCATGTTGTTAGAAAAAAGGATGGTATAACATCAGTAAAGCGCCTCCTCAAACTCCAAAGTAACATGAGTAAACACGCCTGGACGATACTGAAAACTACCCTGATCATTAGTCGTCAGTTTAAAATGCCAAACGGTGACAGGGTTTCTAATTTATCATTAACTTTTGGCGCATATCGCAGCATCGGTGAAATGGGAATTGACGCATTACCGTTAGTATCACTGAAGACATTATCCGTAACTATTTTCAGCTCATCGCCAATCGTTAAATAATCCCTTTTCTGATGACAATTAAATTTTTTTCCAGCCTCGGTAAGCAATATCCTGCCGGTTTGGTTTGCGGTACGAATTGCTGGAACACCTCTTTCCACCAATCCTTGTCGTATCCAGTGACTAATTTTAACCCGACCACTTTCGCCGTCAAGTTCAGCAGTCAATGCTTCAAGTTCACGCGACTTAGTCTCAGTCAGGTTATTGAAAGTTAAGCTACACCGCCAGCGGCTACCGGGATATCTGACCGTTTGTGCGCTGCCGGTAAAAGTTGAAACAAAGGTTTTACTATTACTAACTAGTTGCCAATTCATTGATGAAGGCACAACCTCTTTTGGCCATTCAATAACCGATGCCATCAGTTAACTCCCTAAAAGTTTCCGTATACGTCCATTAGTCGCAAAATCTCGCTGAATGCGTGCGAGAGCATCATCTGCTCCCTGTTTTGCTGCGCGTTGGGTTATTTCTCCAATGACTTTATCGCCATTACCGGTCACATTGATAACCTGATGAATATGGATAGTGCTTACATCTTGGGTCTCTGATGAGCCACCGACTGCTTTGACACCCAGCGAACCATCACGCCCTCGAGTTAACGGCATAATGGCTTCAGGCCCGCTTCACCCATTAACCCGATTCCTTTGGCAAATGGGAATAACGTCGGCGAATCCACAACACGATTACTATAGGCACTTAACCCTGACGAACGATAAACACCGCCCAGTGCATTGGCTCTTATGCCAAGAAAACTGCCAAGACCAGAACCACCCAAACTTGACTCCAACGCTTTAAATATCATCATTTTAACAATCATGCGCGTTATATCATTGACCACCGATTGCGCAAAATCAGAAAAATTAAATTTACCTGTGGTCACAAAGTCTGCCAGGGTATTTGACATACCATCGAAAGCGTTTTTAGTGATATTACGCATGTTATCAAACACGTTTTCTGTTTCCGCACCGAAATCCTGCCAGCCTTTGGCTACGCCTTTCCCCCCATCTTGCGCCACCTTCGCCTTACTTAATGCAGCAGCTCTCACTATCTCAATCTGTTTTTGTTCTTCTTGCGCTAAAAACTGCGTCCGTTCTGCATAAAGTTGTGAGGTCTTATCTGAAACTTCCTTATCAAGCTGATATCGCCGATTACGAAAGTCATCCCTGACGCGTTGTTCTTCAAGCATCAAGTCATAATCCACTTTGGGCATCGTCATTTGCAGAATCTGATTTTGGGCTTCCTGCTGCATTTGAGTCGTACGTTTTGTGATTTCAAAATCCTGATCTGCAAATCGTTGCCTTAATGCTTTTAACTGTAATTCACGCTCTAATCCGGCATTGATTTGCAACTGTGTACGAATTTCATCCGCATGCGCTAACACACTCTTCTGTGATGCATTCAGCGTTCGCCCTTTTAATCGAGTGATTTCTTGCTCAAAGGCTGCCAATTTCCGTTCTGAATCGAGGAGTTTTTCATTTTCCATTAACTGCGCTTGTAAGGTCGCTGTTTGTTGTTGCAGTTGCTCAATTCGCTGACGCCCCGCATCAAGGGTTTCCCCGGACGTTTTTTGCGGGGAGGCGTACAGTTTGTCGAGTCCTTTAAGCGCTTGGGTGTACTCATTTAATGTTAAACTACCCTCTTTATAGCGTTGGTTGATTTCCTGCTGAATTCTGGCTCTTTCTTTCAGCGGATCTTTACCCGCATTAATGGCCGCATTAATTTGTGCAGCGGTTTCGATGGTATGAATGGCGAACTGACTTTCAGTTTTAATTTGTGCTTTGCGTTCTTCCAGTTGCCTAGCATAAATCGCATTTTCCTTGTCCTTTTCTTTTTGCAACACCTGATTATACAGTGTCAGACTTTGCGTTGATGCCGCCATTAACACGTTAAAACTACCGGTCAGATCATCGAGTGATCTTTTATGCGCCTGCGTTAAGCGCTCGCTTTCTTTAGTATTTTCCTGATTCTGTTTTTCGTAGGCATTTCTTGCAAGCGCTTTGGCTTCTTCAATTTGTCCCCGTCTTTCCAAGGCAGCAATTTGCTCGTAAATCGATTGCGTTAATACCACACCCTCAGCCGCGTAATTTCGCAAGGCTTTTAACGGTTGGTCACCGATTGCCGATAGCTTGCTGACCAACATATCGACGCTACCGCCCGACTCCTCAAGTTGAGCCCCAAACTCCGCCACGTCTTCCAGTAGCTTACCGCTAAACCCTGCACTTGCGGCAGAAGTCACCGCTTTATAGGCTTCGGCTGTCCCGCCTAGTCGATCTGCTAACAGATTCAATTCAACCGTTGTTGTCGATAAAAATAATCCGCCTTTTTGAATGGCTGCATAAAAAGACTTCTGCCTTTCTTCCGCTTCCTTAAACTGCGAATACAAATAAAATACTGACCCTGCGGTTGCCATCAAGCCAACATTGAGCGGCCCACCCATGAGATTAATAAGGTTACTGAAAGCGCCCGTTATTCCTCCGGTTACGCGCTGCAAAGCGGACAACTCAGTATTTGCAACGGCAAGCTGCTGCTTGGCTAAAGCTAATTGTCGCGTGCCCGTCGTTTCCGCTGCTTGCGCTGTCGTTAATTGCGCAGAAGCGGCGGCAGCTTTTGATTTGCGCTGACTTCAGCCAGATTTGCTTCGGCGATCGTTCTGGCGTTTGCCGCATTTTGCGCCGCATATGCCTTTTCAATTTCAGCCGTATTCAGTCCATTTTGGGCGTTGACCGCGCGCATTTTTTCAAGGTATTCATCAGAGGCAAACGCCTGTTCACGCTGCGCGATGGCCTGTGCTTTCATTACTTGCGCGGTTTTTAATCCCTGCTGTGCTCTGGTGGCATCTGCTTTGGCCGCTTCAATGCTAGACTGTGCATAATCTACCGCACTTTGCGCGGCTTCTTTCGCCATCTGCCGTTGAGTATCGAAAGTCGTGCCATGCGTAGCACCAAACAATCGTTCAAAAGCGGGTACTAACGCATTTGAAATCGTACTGGCAGCAACATTGCTGCCAGAAACCAGCTCCGTTAACACATGATGCAAATTTCCAAAGCCAACTGCTGCCTGTCCACTGGATTTTCTTATCTGATTTGACATCCTTGTCACTGCACGTTCACTTTGACTTGAGCCAGATTCAATCTGCTGAGCAAATTTTAGATTCATTAGCCGCAGAACTATAAGCATCATGAATTTGCGATTTAAAACTAGCAGAATTCAAATGTAACGCTACGGCCAGACTTGCGACATCAGCCATTTAAAACCCTCATAACGTTATTACATTGTTGATTAACATCATTATGTGCAATGACTTCATTTTCCGTAATATCTGCGCCTTTGAGTTCACTTTCCAGCAGAAAAACGCTTGCCAGTGCGTCAATATTTCGTTCGGTAAAGCGGCGATTTTACGCGGGTCAGGTTGACCCCATCTATCAGCCAGTTGGAAAATAAAGCGTAAGCGAGCGGAGTCGGTTAGTTTTTTTTAGCGCCATCCAGACTGCCACAGCTAAATTGCTGAACAAACTTGAGGGCTTCAATCAATGATTGCGTGGATTTGGTAGCAATTAATTCCTCTGCGGTGGGCAATTCTTCTGTGGGTAAGGGTTGCCCTGCTTTATCGCAAATCGTTTGCAAAATCAGGTTTGCTCCCGCAATACTTGCCTGTGTGTTAGAGCCACTGTCTTGCGCCTGTTTTAACGCTTGCTCATAGGTATCTAGCTCTGCAATGGTTAAGCGGCGCAGATAAACATCAACATCAAAAATAGCGTGTTTTTCAACATAACTATCCGGTGCTAATAAACGTGATTTAAGTGATGACATGCTATTTACCTTATTCTTTTCTTCTAATGCTCTGACACGTTTGGTGAGCGCATCAAGTTCTGATGACAAATCCTTACCGGGTTCGCCTTTTTCTCCTTTATCGCCCTTATCCCTTTTCGGGTAAGGTATTAAGTGCTTCAAAGTTGTCATTGGTTTTACTAAAAGCATCACGTAAAGTATCACCCGTTCCATCATCCGGTTTTGTGCCAATATTGATTTTTTTGATTTCTGCCATCAGTTTACTTTCCTCTTGGTGCTATCCGCCGTGAATTTTGTCGCATCGGCGGTTAAGGCTTTGGGGTACTGTTCCCCAGGTGAGATTATTCTGTTTCCTTTACCGTAATTTGAATGACTTCACTTGCTGGCGCACTAATCTCATTCATCTCCCAGCCTGACAGGGCCAAGATCATCGTGGCTGTCCGTTTATTGGGTAGCTCAATATAAAGCTGAACGGTTTCTCTATTTTGTGCCAAATTTAAAAATTCAGTAAAATCTTCATTTTCGGGGTCATCGATAAAACCTAGCGTCTTTTCCGGCCCTTCCGGTAAATCGGCTATATATTGTTTGTTGGTGTCAAGTAATGTGCAGTCTATAAAGCTTCCTGTTAATCCTGTTGCGCCTATTGCTCTACAGGTATCCAGAAGTTTCATTGCAGTCACTGCATCCCCACTTTGCCAAATTTAACCACGGTATTTTCGGGTAACTTAGCGTATTCCGGCGAACTTTTCTTTTCAGCCATAGTATTTCCTATTGTATTAACGATGTTTTCAATGCTGGCGCGAATTTCTGATGCTAAGGTATTAAGGATAAATTCACGGTGATAATCCAATGCGGGTCGATCGCGCTATCTGTTTAACTGTGCCAAACTCTTGCGCGTGCTTTCATCAAGGGCCAACTCCACTGTGACGACGGTTTGAGTTTTTCCTTTATTCTGCTGTTGTGCGTATTTTAATGCTATCTCGCATATGCTCGCCTGAATGCCTCGCATCAAAACCCGCATGGGCTTTCATATCGGCGAGCACGGGTTCATTACTTCACTCCCTGCTTTTCGTAAAACCTTAACCGCAACTTCATCGCCTAATTTTTTTAATACCGATTCAAGATCGCTTAATCCTTTCACTTCTACTCGATTTCTCATTTAGCATCCTCGGCATAGGTCAAAATAAAATCACGCGTGATCCGATAGCATATACGGTTTTCTGTCAGTTCTTCCCTGTCCTGAATTAAGTTACCGCGTTCAACATGTTGTACCGGATAGTCACCCAGATAACCGTGTTCAATTTTTCCCATTCCTCCTTGATTTTTCGCTTAGCCAGAGGGCTTTTCATAATCATTGAGTAACTGAACTGTTATCTGATATCGCGCCTGTACGAGCGTTGTTTTGCTAACCCCGTAAATACTTTCGGATCACTGATACGCTGATAAATGACCCTTCAAGCTGTTTTGAAGGAAGTTGAAGGGGAAAGCATCTAATCCCGTAATACGGCTTAAGTCTTTTAATATCATTTTCTATCATGGCGGATATTTGCTTCTGTGGTAATAATGAGTCGATCAGGTTGATTACGATCTAATGCTCTGACGGTAAAGCGACGTTGCCGATATTCAACCAGCCAATCAATATCAATATCGTTTCTTGGCCTTAACGTAAAACGTAAAGTTTCAATGACCTGTTCTTGATCAGCCGTGCGAATTTTCCGATTAGATATCGACTCCGCATGCGCCCAAACGGTGTTAACCGCTTCCATTTCAGTATACGGATCGCCCAAAGGACGATATTTTGTGATAGGCCGATACAAGGTAATGCGTTTATTAATTCGGCGGCTAACATCCTTCCCTCTCATCGGGTATATCCTATAATCGTTTAAAATTTCGTAAAATCCAGGGGAATTCTTTTAACTCCCGCGTGTCATACCAAAAGCCTACCGCCAATATCAATGCCTGTTTAATCAACGGCGTTATCACTAATTGGGTTGCGTTTTGCGTATTTTCTCTGAATCAGATAATGAACGGTTAAGGTAGTTTTCTGCTTTTCTTTGGCAGCGGCAAGGTACATCAATAAAAGCGCATCTTCCTCATCCGTATCAATACGACACTGAAGATGTAAATCATCAAGCGTAGGTAACATGCCAAACCTCAACTTTTGCAAAAGGGGCATATTGCCCCTCTTAAATTAACCACCTGCTCCACTGGCTTTGCCCTTCAATAATTTAATCGCATTACTATCCACTAACATAGAACCTACTCTTTTTGTCGTATAAAAATGAACAAACGGTTTATTGGTATAGGGATCTCTCAATACCCTGACACCAATACGATCTAAAATGGTATAGCAACGTTTAAAATTACCAAAAGCAACCGGAACATTGCCCGCACCTAAATCCGCAAACTGTTCATTTTCTGCAATACCGTAACCCAATAAAGCGGAGGGTTGTCCTAACTGCAAACCAGGTTGCCACAAATAATTACCTTGTGAATCTTTTAATGTTCTTACCTGAAATAATGTCTTATTATTCATCATAAACCGGGCATTAGTACGATAAGGTTTACGCAAGGTATAAATGAGTTGCATGATTTCATCAGCGGTAATTTCTGATGGTTTTTTAAGCATCAGGTGTTGCAGCGTTCCCCATTCACGTTCCATATCCGCTTTTCATCGCTCCCATAGGCTAACAATCCTTTCGGTTTTTTTTGACCATCACCGGATGTAAATGCCTGTTCTTCCTGTTGAGCAAACTCCTGCGTCAATTCTGACACGATAAATTGTTCAACATTAAAAAAACTATCATCAAGCATTCTTTGGGTAGCAGCTGGATTACCATAAATTTCACCCCAGACAGGTTCAATAACCCCTAATTTCGATGTCGATGTCTCCGGACGCTTATCCGTTTCACCGACCCAACCACTTGTCGTTCCGCCTTTATTAATTAACTTTTTATAATCGGGGGTACCAACCGTTAATACCTGACATTCCTGGCGCATCACAATTTCATCCCCCAACGCCTTGATGATATTGCGGTCTAATTCCTCAGGTACTGCATACCCCCCGTCAGGGTCTGTGGTCGTCTGCATGGCTTTTTTTTCAAGTTCAGCGAGTCCCTCTTCTTTACCTTTGCGGATGAACAGCGAAAAAGCCAATTTATGATCATTTATACTCTGGCTGCTTTTCATTGCCTCAGGACGTTTTAACGCCACTAATTCTTCTTCAAGCGAGGATTTTAACGCATCGAGTTCACTGAGTTTAGCATTCAGTGTTTCAACATTTTCCGATAGCTTACCCTTCTGCGCTTCAATAGCTTCAATACGTTTATCATTTTTTTCTTTAAATTCGTTAAATCGGTTTTGTAGCTCTTGTGCTACCAGTTCAACATCTTTCTTGTCTATTGGCATAATTTACCCTTATCTTTTAAAATATAATGGATTTCAAGGCCGCTAACAGATCGGTTTCAACGTCTCGCTGAGACAAAGCAAGGTAGCCTTCCGCCATGAATTTTTTTGCTTGTGTTCGAGAAAGTCCAACATCACGCAGGACTCGTTCAATCTCTTTTGGTGCGGGAATTTGACCTTGCGCAAATACTGATTTGATCGTATTAATCCTCGCTTCATCATTCGCTGGAAAGGTCACTAAACTCACCTCCCATAAATCTATCTCTTTAATCAAAAAGACCCCTTTAGTGCGTTCGTATTCGCCATCTTTAAGCACATACCCAATAGAAAGGCCGGATAGTGATCCGGCCTTCATGTGCGCATGGGCTCGCTTGGCTAAAGGGTCATCTTCAATGAGCAATTTTCCTTTGACAAATAACCCTCTTTCATCCTCCCACATTTCGGTATAGACCCCTATCGGTTCATCCATGCGGTGCTGCCAAAGAAGGGCAGGAAAACTATTTTTACATCGCCAATGCGTTAGTGATGTTTCAAATGCGCCTCGCATTACGATGTCATCAAAACTATCTTTTACCCCAAAAACAGAACCATAGCCGGAAAACTCACCCGATTCAGTCACTGATTTTAGACTCAGCGGCATATCAAACCGCTGTTTTATCATTATTGTCATTCGATTTATCCTCGCTAAACTCGGTAAGACTGGGTTTTGTTGTCATGTTCATCGGCGTTAAATAAATATCACCGCCTTCACGGGGGTTAAGCTCCTCCAGTTCGCGGCATTCATTTGGGGAATAAATTCCCCAATTAATTCCCGTTGCGTAAGCTGCAAACCGTGATTTCATATCACCACGTAATAACGCCCCAGTATTGAACTTAGCATAAAAATTTTTCTGTTTTTTTTCAGCGATTAACCCGATATTTATTCGCTGTTCAATGCGCGTTAGATAAGGAACCAGCGAATAGTTGATAAAACCAATACCCAGATTCTCAATATTATTAAACGTGGCTCTATCTGTATTTTGCACCATGTGCAACGGAACGCGAAAAATACGGCAGATTTCTTCCAGTTGAAACTTGCGCGTTTCCAAAAATTGAGCATCCTCCGCTGACAAACTAATTTGTTGCCACTTCAATCCCATTTCAAGGATCATCGGTTTATGCGCATTCTCAAGGCCTTGATGGCGGACTTCAAAGTCATTTTTTAATCGCTCATAAGCGTCATCTGTCAAATATTGTTCCGTTTGTAAAACCCCACTTGTCACTGCCCCATTTCCAAATAGACGTGAGCCATGCTCTTCTGTTGCTAGTCCAAGACCGATGGCTTGACGTGCATACGCAATTGGACTCAACCCTATTAATCCATCCAATGTAAAAATGCGAACATGCCATATTTCATCCTGACTCAGAATACGGCTTGTTCCATCTGGCAACGTGACTTGATATTCAATACCCCATTGAGGATTTAGCGTTGGTGCGACACTGTCAGGACTTAATGGAAGTAACTCAACCACTTCGCCTAAGGCCTTAACCTTATAGGCATAAAAATTGCCCCTCAGACACAAACTCGTTATTAATAATTCCCAAAACTCTTGTGAAGTCATATACCCATTTGGTTTTGCTGATAATAGCTGATGAAGCCTTTCTTTCGTGGCGCGTTGATTGCATTGTGTCGTTCGTTCATACAGGGCACAAGGCAGCATGCCGACAGATTCTGCTAATACTCTGACACAGCTAAATACCGCGGTTAGCTGCATAGCCAACCTAGGACTGACTCTACGACCGGCGTAAGTATCGTAAGAAAGCCCCACCAGATGACCAAGTTCCTGTGAAGTTATGTCACTTTTTTTGCTAAAAAGTCCTGGAAAAAACATAATGCCTCTTATTGTTTGATTTTTCGACTCATCATGTACGAAACCAAAAATGACCACAGTAAACAAAGAATACCGCCAACAATAAAACCAGCGGCGGGCAGCAATAACCAGGCACCGAAAGCCAATAAAATGGCACCAATAATGCCTGTGATAAATGAAAGCAGTGTTAATGTCATTGTGTGATCCTTAAAGCGATCTCAGTCCGTGGGAACTAATAATTTCAGAAAGCGAAGGTTGATGGTTCCCCCCATTGACTAATAATCGACTCATTGCGGTAAAAAGCGCACAAGGGCCATCAATCTTAGCTTCTGCCGTTGACTTATTTGGGAAGATGTTGTCATTCTTGTCAGGTCTTACCGTCACATTAGACATCATCCAGTTCATTACAGGGTGCTGGTTGTGGTGCAATTTACCGGCATATACCAATGCTTCCACTGCTTTCATTGCTTCTGACAGATTTCTGACTGTTTGAGAAACTTCAACCAGTGGTAGGCCTTCTTCTGCGAGTGATAAGCCAAATTGCGTTGCACTCCAGGGATCAAATCCTATTTCTTTTAATGTTTGTCCTGAGACCCACGTAATGATTTCCTCTTTGATTTGATTGTGATCAACCACTTCACCATCAGTCAGGGTTAATACCCCCATCGCTGACCATTTCCGATAGAGTTCTGCAATTTGTCGAGAACAACGCGCTAGCCTGTCCTCTGGCAGCCAGAACCTGGCATCAGTATGAACATGACCATTGTTTGCCTGCCAGACTTTGACGGCCGCACAAATATCAATTTTGTTAGCCAAATCAACACCGACCCACATCGGATAGGTTTTTAGCTCGTGCATTGGGGCGACAGCAGAGAGATCTGTCCATTTGAGCATATCCATCCAGGCTGACTCTGCACTCACCCAAACGTTGGCGTGCTTTGTTATAAAATTCGTCCTAGCTGAAACCTGCTCCTGTGCTTTTTTTGCAAGGCGGCGCATATCATCCCATCGCTTGCAAATACCTAATCCAGGATTGGCTTTTTGCCACATCTTCTCGTCAAACGGATCATCTTTCTTGTCTAGGGTATAAATAATGCCAAAGAAGGAATCGTCTTCAACCTGCCCCTGTAAAACCTTGATGGCATAATCGCGTAATTCGTAGCATATGCCTTCTTTATTAAATCCAGCGGTGGTAATACCGAAGAGCAAGGATTGTAATCTTGCACCTGTTGCCGTCTCTAATACGTCCCAAACATCACGCGTTTTGTGTGCGTGCAGTTCATCGACAATACCGCAATGGATATTTAACCCGTCCAAATTATTTGCATCGCTGGATAGTGGTTCGAATTTTGAAGCGGTGACTTCTTGATAAATCGCTAATTTATTGAACTCAAAACATTGACCAAGGGTATGTTTAGCCTTCCTTATCATGTTTTTTGCATCTTCAAAGACAATGCGAGCCTGATCACGAGTCGTGGCGGCTGAATAAACCTCTGCGCCACCTTCGCCGTCTGATCCGGTCATATAAAGTGCAATACCTGAAGAAAGCGTTGATTTGGCATTCTTACGGGCAACTTCGTTATAGGCGGTACGAAAACGTCTGACCATCACGACTCGTCCACTGCCATCATTACGGATTACCCTTTCCCCCGTTTGTTCATCGACTAAAGGGATAACAAATCAAAAAATATTGATTAGGATAAAAATATGCCAATCCATCAATTTTATAGTTTGACCGGCAAGATTACCTTTTACATGGGGCACAAACTGATAGAAATTAAGGATATGTTGTGCGCGGGGGAAGCTAAAATAGATACCCCGTTCTTCACCATGCTCAAGGTCATTCAAAAAGCGTTGACACGCCAATCGTACATATTCACACGCGATGATATCACCCGACACAGCGCGTTGTGCATAGCTAATGCCTTCCGCTACTTTTGCCATTAGTCTATCCTGCTTTTCAAAAATTCGACAAACGGATCTATTTCGTTTGAAGCCTTACCGTTTACTTTTGACCTGCTAGCGGGGGTCATGCCGAATTCAGCTTGCATTCTGCAAATGCGCTTCCACGCATCGGCCATCATGGCAACTTGCGGATGTGGACGGATCATGACGTTGCCGTCAGTGGATGTTGTCTTGTAGGTCTCGCCTTCTTTGTCAATAACATCTCGATGTTTTCGCCATTCGACATACGCCCCAACCAGCAATTCCAAAGCCATACCATCGATAGCAGTAATAACGCCTATCGCATCTAGCCGTTCGCAAAGAACCTTAAACCAGTAGCGTTCTTGCTTGTTAAAGTGTTTTGGTGTTGGGGGAACCCCTTTTTCGGGTTTTGGCTCATTTTTATTAATTGCCCTTTTTGAAGGATTACCCCTTATCAAACGTAGATGTGTCGGTGTTTTTGGGGGTCCAGACATAATTTAAAATTCCTATTAATCGCGCAATTGGGATACCTATAAAAAGGTTTTCTAACCTGCGGTGGTGTAAAAAAAGGCAAATCGGCGGTTCCCAAAGGTAAAAGAGGGAGCGATTTTACCCGCCCCTCCCTCGCTTTTCTCTTGCGGTCTTCGTGCGATGGCATGGCCAACATAACGCTTGCAAGTTACTTTCTGCATCATTGCCGCCTGTTGCTTTTGCGAGAATATGGTCAACGGTGGTTGCGGTTATCAATCGCCCTTCAACTAAACATCCCTGACACAAAAATTTATCACGTTTTAATATTTTTTTACGGAGATGATCCCACTTTGTACCATAGCCACGCTGATGACGGCTTTTACCTTGTTGATAATCTTTCCAACTTTGGTTTCGATGTGCGTCACAGTACCCACTGCATTCAGTTGTTGTCTTGGCACAACCGGGTTTGCGACAGGCACGAGGAATACGTGGCGGCATAGTCCTCCTTAAGCATTCACTTCTTCTGCTGATTTTAAATATATATCAGGCGCATCAACTAGCATCTCATCAGTCACAATGAAAGAGGCCTTAACACGTGGAATTTCCTGCGGTTTACTCTCTATAACCGTCGATTCCTGATTAGAGAGTATCTTGCCATTAACGGTAAGTGCATAGCCTTTAAACACACCCCTAATAAACAGTTTTGATAATTTTATCGATGTCTCTTTTTCATCATTGATTTGTTTATCTCTTGCTTTTTTCGCGCCTTCTCGAGCACCTATATTACAAGCCTCTTGTACTGCCATTTGCAAACTGGCTGGATATGTTTTCTCTTCGTTAATTGACCCCATTTGTTGCATCAAATTAGCAATACGTTCCAAGCGATCTTCTAATTTAATGAGATCACTATCATCAGCCTTTATTCTTACTCTAATTTCTGGTGCATTTTTTTCAGACATAGCTCACCTATTTCAAATTAATGGTAATCTTTAATAATTATTTCCAACTGAATGGTGGCCAACCTGTTAAACCCCACATAGCAAGCCAAAAATAAACGTAATTATTGGATAAAGGAGCCACCAATATTCATGAATGATTTGATAAAAATCCTGCAACTTTACTCACCTCTGATTAGTTTATTAACATTCTTTTTGGGCTTATATATTGGTAACAAACACGCCATAGGTAGAGATAAAAGACAAGAGTTTAATGAACGTGCTGAACCCATAATTGACTATTTTGATTATATGCAGTCATGGTTTGAACAACGGGGTTTTACTACTGCATTCCTCTTACCAGAATCTGCCATAACATGCTTAATGCGACGGTTATCTAAAAGACAACAGAAACGCTTCGAAGCTTTAATTTGTCAATATCAATCGACTTTTAATCAGCTCAAGCATGAAAAATCCAGAACGGATGAGGCATACAATTTATTATTAAAACAGGTGGCAGATATAAAACTATTTTTACGCTTAAAATAAATCAAAATTAACCACTACACTGTGTCTTGATGTACTGCTGTAAATATTCCGTCTGTTTTTCGTTCTCAATCATCATCTTTCTGAGACGGAAATAATCTTGTCGAGCTGCTTCGCTAAATTGTGAGGTGGCTTCATCATATCGGCTCTTGGTGGTAACGATTTTGGATGTACGACACACGGCGTTGACGCGCAACCGCTGAGTGCCAGCGCGAACAGCATCATGCAGCTTATCCAGTTCAGCGTTGGCATTGTTCAGTTCCTCGGTGTGTTGAATATCGAGTTGGTGTAAAGCATCGATTTTTTGCTGTTGTAATTTCACCGCTTCAATTTGTGCGTGATATTGCTGTTTTAGTGTGTGGTATTGTGTTTTCAGATTTTTGTAGTTTGATAAGACAACGCTGAGATAAATCATCAATCCAACAATGATTATCAAGATGGGTGTGACAGGTCTCCATAACATATTACGCTCTCAATTTCCCGCCGGTTCATTAACCCTTTCCATTTTCTACCATCAACATGAACCCATCGTCTCATTTCATCACAAGCGCCTTTTCGGTCATCAGCGTTGAGCTTTTTGAGTAACGTGGATTTAGCGAAATTCCCCACGCCCACGTTGTATGCAAATGAGTAAAGGGCTGCCTGAGTGAGTGTATTGATACTGACCTTAATCAGTGGGTCAACGTAACGTTTTACCGCTTTTAAATCGTCATCAAGCCATTTATCGCAGTCTTTTTGCGTGTACGTCCGGTTACGCTCAATATCGTTGCCGGTATGCCCGTAGCAAACAGAAAGCACACCGCCACCGTCAAAATAGGGATTAAGTCTTAATCCTTCGAAATGCGTTATCATGCTTGAGGCCAGAAACAACGCACTACCGCCCGTTGCCATCACTATTTTTTTCGGTATCTTCATACTGACGCTCTTTGAGTTTGTACTCCCTTCGGCGGTAGTACACGTTGATTAAAAATGTCCCTATCGTGCAGCCGATACCCATCACTGCAACCCACTGGTCAAGGGTTAAAAAATCAAAAATCGTTGTTGTAACGCCACCGATGGTGGTCATAATGCCCCACAGATAGGCAGCAGGTGTTGAATATTTTTCAGACATGCGCATATACCCTCCCACTGAGGGTTCCATTGCTTTAAGTGATTGGTTGGATGACTTAAAAAGTTTAATTAATCCATGAGTTTTCTTGCCAATGCTCTACACTGTATTTCCGTTAGTGGAAACTCAATAATGTTATTTCCGCTATGCGATATTCGTACTAACTTCCCTGACTGCTTATCGTCTATAATGCTCAGTGCATAGATTGAGGGTTTGCATATGGTTAAACCCTCTTCGATTAAAATTGTCTTATTAATGAGGTCACTCATGGGAATATTCTCCTTGTGAGGGTTCTATTGCTTTGTTTTGAACAGGGAGCCAGCCGCCTTACTCGTTTTAATGATTGTTTGTGTGAGTATTGCGGTGGCTTATTTTTAAAGCTTATTCAGGTTTTTTGGCAGGTAACACCGCCCAATAAGCATAATCTCTTGGTTTAAAGGTGACATACTCACCGTTATCCCAGCCTTGGAAATAGAGGAACTTGCCGGCTGAGTCAAAAGTCCCGACTACCTGGTTATAGTAATCTGCACTGTTAACGATAAGATATTGACGGGGGTATTCTTTTGTACCAGGTTTGACGCTAGAGGGATGTAATTCAAGGTTTAATGTTTTAGTCATAAAATTTCTCTTTTTTGCTATTGTTATAAATTATCCAGTTCCTGGATATTGTTAATGACTCATCCCTAAAACAAAAAAAAACACCTCAATGGGTGCTATTTTTGCGTATTCAATTTGTGAGTATTGCGGTGGCGTAAAACAAAAAACCTCGCAAAAGCGAGGTGAGCAAAAAAAAATAATTAATCGAGGTTTTATTTATCAGCGTACATTTCTGCTGGACGCAAAAATTCATCATGGGCACTTTAGCATACCTTTTGCGGCCGCACTAGTGTTTGATAACCGTTTGTATGATATTTGTACAATATGTCGATATCTAATTGAATATCAAGGGTTTCTAGGCATCCTAGAACAAATCCTTCCGCAATTTGCATTCTTTTTCGCACCTCATCCTCGCGTACCGCAAACTTTCGCGCAATAGCACGCTTCGATATCCCCCTGATGTAATAATCCTCGATATAATTCAACTCTCTCGCCATCCCCACCGTGTTAAGGCGACTGACGCACACATCAATCACCAGCCCATCCGCATCACTGCACGATAAGCGATTTGCGCCTGTAAACGGCATGAGGCGACTAAAGCCGGAAGCCACTGACAGCCAGCTCACCGAGGCATACGGATTACCCGCACACCACCCGCCCCAGTGGAGTAGTATTTTCTCAATGTCTCTGCTCATGATCTTTTCGCTCCTGTTGTGAACGGCAATGTTTTTGGCACTCGTAGGTGTAACAACCGTAACGACCGTAACAACCTTTTTGTATTAATATCTTTAGGGACATATATTACTAACGCGCGTATTGATTTCAAAAAAGGTTGTTACGGTTGTTACACTAACTTTAACCTATTGATATTAAATAGATTAATAGTGTAACAACCTGACGGATTTTAGGTCGTTACAGGTCGTTGCAGGTTGTTACTCAGCTCCCAAACCCTGCAAACTTTTCCATCAACGCGACGCAAAATTTGTTTATACCCACAATTTAATAAAACATTGCCAATTCGCATTTGTTCCCTTCGCGATATATTTTTCGGTTCAAGGTTCAATGCTTCACGCAAAATATCCGCAGAACGTAAAAATTCCCGTGCCCGTGGTTTTTGGCCTGTCATTAAATCCGGTTCATCTAACCAACGCTCGATAATTTCCTGCCATGCATCTTTGATAAAATATTTTTCATGTACCTGATTAGCCAATTGCTCTGCTTCTTTAAATTGAATCCCTGTTTTGGTAAATAGCTCTCGCGCTTCCGCCCAAAACTGAATCACATCCTTTTTGATACCTTCTACATCCATTTTTCCAACTTCAACAGGCAGCCAACGACGATTACCGGTTTTATCGCCTAAAAATTCATCTTCATTTGTCGTACCAATACTCAATGAGCGTCTAGGAAACTGGGTGGCGAATTCTTTGAACTTGGGTATCCACTTTTCATGTGTCCGCGTGACAAAGGCTTTGATGGATTCCAGTTCTTTCGTATTCAGTCCGCGTAATTCGCTAATTTCTGCCACCAGACAACCGCGCATCTTACGCGCCAGATCATCATCTTTTTCAGCAAAGGAAATTTCAGTGAAAAAAGCCGGATCAGGGGATAACGCTGCCACGACAGAAGATTTTCCAGCACCTTGAGCACCTACTAGGATCGGCACCATATCCGCTTTGATACCGGGCTTTAACACGCGTCCCGCAAGGGCTGTCCACATATAGCGCGATACCGCACGCGTATAAGCACTATCCTCAGTGCCAAAATGGGTATGATAAAACTTTTCGATACGCGGTATACCGTCCCATTCGAGGCTTTTAAGCCATTCCATGGCGGAATCAAAAGGATTTTCATCCGCAGCCAGTAATACCACATCACGGATTAACTCACGTCCAACCGCTTTGAAGCCTCGTTTTTCCATTGTGATACGCAATCGGGAATAATCAGCATCAGTAAAGGTTTGCCATGCTTTAGTGCCAACAGGCGCAAACATGATCTCATCACGGAAAGTATCAAACCGAATTTCTACACCGACAAAATCAGGGCACATAACCGCTTTAGCCGCATTGTCAATGGTCGCTTCTATTTGGCCTGACGTTTTATTGCGTTTAAACGTAGGCCAGTTTGAATTTTCAGTAGGGTCTGTTAGATCTTCGAACTCATCAATTGTAGCAACCGCTGTTTTCAATCGCTCGGCACCGGGATTTACCCATCCTGCTTTTTGCGCTAAACTGAATATCGCTTGATAGCCTGTTCTTTCAGCACGTAGTTCAGGCCATTTGGCTTCGGCAGCGGATATGTCTCCTTTATCGACGGCAGAAGACCAATCAAGCCACATCTTTTTAGCTTCATCTTCAAAGTGTGTGTCTTTAAACCAGGCGAGGCGATTGCCCATATCCACCCATGAAGGGTAGTTCTCAGCCTGGTTTAACATTTTCGGATACCATAGTGCGGATCGTAAATCTTCAAACGTCTGGTCATTAATATTTTGCAAATCGACTAGACGGGTTAAATCGTCATTATCAGGCTTAGGGAGATCAACCCGCTCAATAACAGGCGTATTATCGGAGGCTAAAAGCGTATCAACATCAACCACTGTGCCTTCGAAACTTTCATACTTTGCCCCTTCATGCGGTGCAAAAACCATATGCGAAGGCTCATAGACAGAGCGATCCCACTTAATCGCCAAATCGCTGAGCAATTCGAAACAATCCATCAACTCCTGCTCAATCCGTGGTCCTAGTTGTGCATACTCTAATGCAGTCACCTCACGGGATAACAAAAAACCAATACGCCAGCGTTGTTCACCCTGCGCAACAGGATGTTCATGGCTTGCGGTGGTATAGGCAAAACATTGATAAAATCCGAGAATGCCTGTAAGCATTTCCCACGCATCCAGGGTACACCCATCCATGTCAAGCCATAACACGCTGCGGTTACCCGCATTAAGTGCGTTACGCCCTTTCTTGGCATTTTTCATTGCACCCCAGATATAATTAAGGGCTTTTTTCTTTTTGTCGAAAATGGCTTTTGTATCAAAGGGACTAATATTAATACGTTTGGTTAATTTTTTGATCGCCTGCTGATACTCGGCAAAAGAGCCCGCAACAGCAGGACTCGGGCGCTGATCACTCACACTACGCCCGACAGAATAATTGATTTGCATGGGTTATTTGGCCTTTAAGGTTTTATGAATTAGTTTTTGGCGGATAGCCAAGATTGTTGCACATCCAAGATCCCTTAAAAATTTTCACATTTCGCCAGACCAATATTAGTTTCTTTATTGCAGTATTCAGTTTTACTAGATTTATTTTGGGTAAATGGAGATTTTATATATAGGGCTGGATCATAAGTTAGAGCTCCAGCGGTAATACGTTCTATTTGAAGCGCCCTTTTTTCAGGAATAATTTCATTCCAAGTACTGATAGATGCTCGGTTAATGTTTAATGTCCTTGCTAAAGCGGCCGCGCTATTAAAGTATTTAATCACATAACTTTTATACATAATCACCTCTAAATTGATGTTTAGCTGACTTAATGGCATATGTTAGGTTAAACTAACTTTTGTTAGCTTATCCTTACTATATAAGTTAACAAAAACGAAATCAACATTTGTTCATTTAATTTAACAAGAGGTGAATATGAAAACATTAGGAGAACGCATAAAAGCACGTCGTCAAGAATTGAAATTATCTCAGCGTGCTTTAGCGTCTATATTAGGTATAGCTCACGTTTCAATATCTCAATGGGAAAGAAATGAGTCTACACCGAAAGGAGAAAATCTGATGGCTCTTGCTAAAACATTACATTGCGAACCATCATGGCTCTTTGAAGAACAGGGAAATTTACCTATATCAGCGAGTGAACTACCGGAAGCACCAATAAAACTCTCCGATCTCCAAAAAACGTTATTAGATTTATTCGACGAATTACCCGATAGTGAACAAGAAGAATTAGTTGAATCGCTGAGAGAAAAAAAACAATATTACGACCAACTATTTGAACAGCTTGCTAAAAAGAGAATTCGAATCAATAGACAATCAAGATAAATATCATATCAAATTTACCCACCTAAAAAGCTGATATATCTTCTTCAGAGTTTTCGTTTTACATTTAATGGTAACTAATATTAACAAAAATAGTTGACAGCTATGTTATATAAAACTAACATTGAGTTATGTAAGAAATATGAACATCCGCTCCTTAACAATTTAGAAAGTCGGAACAGCACAGATTTTTCTGTATAGACCCCTGCGCATTAAATGCGATGTACCGCTAAACGCGATCCGATTGGCGAGAAGATTAGCACTGTTTCGTAAAGAATAACGGTCGTGAAAGGGCAACACTGACAGAGAAAGAAATGTAAACGCAAAAAACACTAATTATAGGTCATTTTGCGAAGTGGCCTATGGTGAGTGACGACAGTAATCTATCTCTACCATCTGAGGTTAAGAAAATGCAATCAACCCGTTCAAATAATCATTATGATGATGATGACTTCAAGCTGAAAAGTGAAGAGGATCAAACACAGGACTATGGCAATGAACCCTTTATTTACACAGCTAGCTTAAGTCTTGAAGCGTTAATTAAGTGGCTGAAAACAGAATTAGCCACCCTTTCTGACTTAAAAGAGCGACTATTTTATATTTCAGGATGTGCAGAACATTTTGAACAACAAATTATGCGTTTAGGGGGGGGTTAATGAGCGCCTTCCAAGATCACTTCGCCAAAGCCCAATGTCCAGTTTATTTTCAAGCGCCAATCAATACCAGTCGCAGCTTTGTTCAATGTTATTCCATTTACGTAGTTCCGGGCTTAATCCGGAAGATTTTCAGGGGTTAGGTATTTCTGAGAAGCCACTTACAGACGGTGATGACAGTTAAGCCGAGGATATAAATTCATGAATAAAAAACCTTATTTTTTCAACCCGAATTTAAGCAGTGAAGAACTTGAGGATTGGCTGGCTACGCAAAAAACCGCCTTAGCGCATTACAACAACCTATTAATATTTTGGAGTAACCGCTAATGGTTGATAAAAATAAGCACCTATCAATTAGGTTTTTTGATAGAGAATCGGTTAGCACTGTGTTTTTAGTTAGTGCTCATCTGCTTCAGGAGATTGAATGGCGGACTTTTCCCTCAATAAAATAACTTAAATATCTACAAACTTTAAAATATTTTTGTAATAGTTAGTTAGTTTGAAAAGCTGTTTCTCATCCCCAGTAAAAACCATCGGAGCATCAGGATAATCATAATAAGCGATTATGCCTTTTCTTATAAACCCTTTGACAGTTTCGTTTTGCGTTGGCAATTCAACAATCTCGCCAGACCTAACAATATGCTTAAGTAAATCAATTTCATCGTGTGTTAATGTATTTAATATTGCAGCCCTGTTTGGACATTCAATCAAATTCCTGAACCTTCGTTTAGTAAACACTGTCAGAAAACTAATTAATTGTGCAATAACATAACTCACAAGAAAGAAAACAAAATAAAGCCAGTAAGATGAAAAAATCTCTGGACTACTGGAATTAATCCAGTCTTTTATTGATGCGGGCGTGATGAATATTAACAACACAAAAATAATAAGCATATAAATCAGCCGATTTAGGGTTATTCCTTGCAGGAAGAAACGAACAAATTCCTGCCACCAAGTGTTGTTCATAGGCTTAATTTTCTCACTCTGTAAGGGTGAGATTATTTTAGCTTATTTCTCTCTGTAGGGGTACAAGAGAAACCACTGCTGCCTGACGCGCCAGAAATATCAGGCATACCCTATCTAGTCCATCCCATCGGAAAAACCACCATGCAAAAAGCAAAAATCCTGTCATCGGAGCGATTTCCGATGAACAACAACGTCCGGCGCATACGCTATGTACAAAAATTAGAAGCGCTAAAACGCAATGGCAATCACCAGTTCCCTGTCACTATATACCGTTGAGGTCAACGCATTATGCTTACCGCAAATAGCCCCCTGCTGGCAAGACTGGCAGAAAACCACACGCAAATGATCATGGCGCACAATCAACTGGCCGAAGCCCATAAAATGTTAATTAGTCAGTTGGTCGCACATACTGAACATGACCCGAGTGACCCAAATGAACCGACAAGGGCGAACAAACCAAAACCCTTCACACCGGACGTTAAGCCTCAACCTGTCGTGCCATCAGCTATGGTTGAGCCTCAAGAAGTGATTGAGCCTAAAATTACTATCGAAGTGCCCGCTAGCGCTGAAGACAAACCAACACCGGTTGTCGCCGAGAAAAAGGTTAAAACCCTTCGGGCAGAAACCAAACCTGCTAAAGCCGTTAAACCGATTGTTGAAACCCCTAAAGTAGCGCCTGAACCTGAACCTAAGCCCGAACCGGTTGATATTGAATCGCTTGATTTGCGTCACGTCGTCGCCCTATCCGTCTTGTTTGGTGACAAAGCGCTTAAACCTGACAGTACGCAAGTCGCTAAAGCCACCGCAACGCTTGCATCTGAGAAAGCAAATAGTGTTACCGGACAAATTGATGCACTTTATTGCGCCTTAAATGGATTACCTAAGGTGACATTTCTTCCCAAAGTTAAAATTTTTACGATATGCCTAAAAACGTTGGCTAATTGGGATAATCTCTTTGGCATTACCGATCGTCGCGAATTTGCCTTGTCATTAGTGCGTGAATTGCCTACACCGGCGGAAGTGAAATTGGTAGAAGCTGAAGACCCACGAACTAAGTCTTCAAAACTGATCACTGAATTGGCAAAAAAAGGCTATCGGAATGAAGTCGTTAAAATACTCGATGAATTCAACGCTAAAAGGCTAGGTGATATTCCTGATGACAATCTGGTTCAGTTTATCAAGAAAGCCCAACGCGTTTTAGCCGATGATAACGCAGAGGGTAGTGATGGCTGAACATGCAAAACTTTCCCCCTCCTCAGCACATAGATGGATGAGATGTAGCGCCAGTCTCGCAGTAGAAGCCACCTTACCCGATAAAACATCGCCATTTGCGGAATAAGGCAGCGCGGCGCATGCGTTAGCGGAAAGTATCCTAACAATGCGTCAAAACCCGTTTAGCGAAGGGTGTAGACGAACCTACGGTTTTGATGCAAAGGATTATATCGGCACATATCCCTTGTTGAAAGCTAATTCGCCACAAGTGGATGAAGAGATGATTGAACACGTCCAGACCTATGTTGATACCGTCTGGCAACTAGCGGACGGGAAAATCCTACAGGTTGAAGAACGGGTGGATTTTTCAGCGGTCATTGGCGTAGAGAATTCTTTTGGTACCGCCGATGCGATTATTATCAGCGAGGATGAGCTACAAATCCATGACCTAAAATACGGTAAAGGCGTTAAAGTGGATGCCCCGAACAACGAGCAGCTCATGCTTTATGCGCTGGGCGCTTTATATCAGTTTGACCTTGTTTATGATTTCAAAACGGTTCGGCTTTTCATCCATCAACCCAGGCTTAACCATCTGTCTGAATGGGCGCTATCGGTTGAGGATTTAAAAGAATTTGGCGAACAGGCTAAATCAGGCGCGAAAAAAGCCATGGAGATGGTAACCCTCGCCGAGCGCAACGGGCTTGATGCGCTACCGGATAGTGCGTTTTCACCGGGTATCAAGCAATGCCAGTTCTGCAAAGCAAAAGGCGGATTGTGTTTTGCTCAGGCGCAATTTATCCATAATGAAGTCAGAGGCGATTTTGTCGATTTAACTCAACCTTTGAACCCCCAACTAAGTGATGCTATCAAACGCATTACGCTGCTAACCCCTGCACAAATGGCAAAACTCTACCAGCATGTTGATTTGGTAGAGAACTTTTGTAAAGCCCTACGAAATCGGGTCGCCGAAACATTACACAACGGGCAATCAGTACCGGGCTTTAAACTGGTGACTGGCAAACAGGGTAATCGCACCTGGGGTGATGAGCGTGAAGCCGAAGCGCTGTTAAAAGGCGCCAAACTTAAACAGGAACAAATCTACCACAAGAAAATTATCAGTCCACCACAGGCTGAAAAATTGCTTAAAAAAGACAAACCGAGTCGCTGGGCAAAACTGGAAGCACTTATTGAACGAGCAGACGGTAAACCCGTCATCGCACCGGAATCTGACCCAAGACCTGCCATTATTACTAACCCCTTAAACGACTTTGACGATGTGACCGAAGCATCACTTGTTGATAAATCCATCTAATTAAAAGGTAACGTGATGAAAATCAAATTAAACAACGTACGTCTGGCTTTTCCTGATTTGTTTGAACCCTCTCAATTTAGTGGTCAGAGTGAATTTAAATACCGCGCCACTTTCCTTATCGCTAAAAGTCGTACTGACCTGATTGAGGAAATTAAAACCGGTATCAAACGTGTGATTGGGGAAAAATGGGGCGCCAAGGATATCGAAAAAATCTATAATAACATCTGCAATAATCCTAACCATTTTTGCTTACGCGATGGCGACAATAAAGAATACGACGGCTACGCCGGAAACCTGTATATCAGCGCCAGTAATAAATCCCGCCCATTAGTCATTGACCGCAATACCTCACCGTTAACCGCACAGGATGGTCGCCCCTACTCAGGCTGCTACGTTAACGCCACCATTGAGTTTTATGCCTATGACAATAATGGTAAAGGCGTTTCAGCGTCATTAAGAGGCGTTCAGTTTTTCCGGGATGGTGATGCATTTAGCGGTGGAAGTGTGGCCTCCGTTGACGAATTTGACGACCTGAGCATGGCTGAGGAAGAAGAGTTATTGGCAAGTTAACACCAGGGAAACTACCGCCGCCTGAGGTGGTGAAATAATCAGGCATCGCGCTATATTCCTTGAGGAGAGTTAAACATGAAATTAGATAATATGAGTGAAACCATTGCACTTACTAATCCCAGTAACAACCACCATTATCTGCTTAACCTGGAACAACCCGTTTACGCTGATGAGGAAACCAGAACATTAATCAATATGATCCAACTACTGGCAGAAGAAAACCAGTACCTGAGAAAAGAGAATAAACGATTGGCAAAAAGCCATCGGTAAAATGGTGGGCTATGCAGGACTCGAACCTGCGACCGATGGATTAAGAGTCCACTGCTCTACCCACTGAGCTAATAACCCATGATAGTAACTATAGTGCTGGCATCAAAAACGCTTTTACCACCAGAGAGAGGATACCTAAAATACCCGCGCCTAACATCCAGCGCATTAACTTTTGCTCAGCGCGAATGCCTGACATTTCCAGTTGTAAGTCTTTGCGAACTAGTGATATCTGTGAGTCTATTTTGGCATCAAGCTTATCGAATCTTGTATCTATTTCTTTACGAACATCCTCTAAATCTCTTTTGGTCGCTACATCAGCAACCTCATGTGACTTACGTACAGCAATAGAAATTGCTTTTGCTTTCTTTTGGCAAACCTGCATTCTCTAGTGTTTCGACAAACTCTTGTGTATCAAATGCAACTTGACCCATAGGGAATCCTCCTTTTTGGTAAGTATAACCTAACGATATCCATTGACGAAAGAAGAAATCATGCGCTATATTCTATATCAGGTGCTGAACACACCTTTTGATATAGCGGATACCGCTCCCGAAAGTAATGCGGTTTTTTTACGTCCATAGATTGTTATGGTCGGGTAGCGAACAGTATATACAACACCCTATTGGGGAAAACTGTTGGCCGTCTATATCCGGTGTTCAAGTACCCGACCGCCCATCCGAACAATGGGTGATATTGAACAATTGATATAGGATGTAAAAATGAATACTCAACTCAGATCATTTTATTTTAACAATATCTACGATGTGCGTGTTCAGATTATTAATTCTGAACCATGGTTCTGCCTTAATGATGTTTGTAAAGCTTTGACAGTCATAAACTCAAGTGATTTGCTTTCAAAACAGTTAGATAAAGCTGGGGTAGAAAAAATCTACCTTAGGTCAGATGGGCAGAGACGGCAATTTGCTTTTGTAAACGAACCTAATCTTTATCGTGTTATTTTCCGTAGCAATAAGCTGGAAGCAAAACAATTTCAGGATTGGGTGTTTAATGAAGTCCTTCCATCAATCCGCAAAACTGGCAAATATGAGCATCCTCAACCCCATCCAAAAGCCTCAGAGCGTTTTAGCCATTCAGACACCCGTAACCTGACACATTTAGTCTGGTGTATGACAAATGGTTTTCGATTTGAGCGTTCGTGGAGTAATGCGGTGTGGCTGGCGTTGCGCGAAGTAACTGGCACAGCATCACCAGAGCGTTTTCAGGTAGCGCATATCCCGTTAATGGCTGATGAGTGTCGCCGTATTTATTATATTACCGAGTCACTGCACCAAATTATCAACGACGCAGAAAAACAGGTTATCAAACGACTTTTACGTAAGCGTGAGAATATCGATACCGTTTTAGCGGAAATAAAACAGCTTTTTGAGCAATTCCACCATCAACAAATCGGGATAATCACTGCACGCACCGATCAGTGGTACGAAGGTGAGTTGACCCATTTCTTAGAACGCCACTAATTAATCTTAACGCCCCTTTTTATAGGGGCAATCTTTCATCAATTTCATTATTGAGGAATTTTTACATGCAAAATTTAATGAACACACAAAATGTCACTCTGTCCGGCGGTGAAAAAATTGACTCACAACAATTACTGAGCATGGTTAACGAAACACGAAAAGAACACGGCGAACCGCCGATCAGGAATAATAAATTTATTGAAAAAATTAAGGATGAGCTTGAAGGAGAGTACTACACAAAAAGTGTAGTGCAAAAAATGAACAACACAGAATCAGAAGTTATCGAAATGACGCTTAAACAAGCACTTCGTGTTGCCGCGCGTGAATCGAAAGCCGTTCGCCGCTCACTGATTGATAAATTGGAGCAGCAAAGTAAACCACAAAGCGCCAATGAAATTATTGCAGCAATGGCATTAGCGAACGTTGCACAGGAGCGTCGGTTAAAGAGTATCGAGCATCAGGTAGAGCAAGTCTCAGAAGAAATCGAACACATCAAACAAGGCACGATACCCACTGGTTTCCAAGGCTACAACTATTTGAAAACAAAATATGGCTTAAGCGATGCGAAATGTCGGCAGTTAGTAATGGCTTGGAATGTACCTTACAAAAAAGTGCCCCATGTAGCGCCAGGTGGCCAAATTACGCAAATGTCGGTGGTTGATGAAGCGGCATTTAAAAACGCGTTGGATAAGATGATGCTTGAGTCTGAGAAACGCGGCAGTCAGTGGTATCACCCTAAAATGGGGCGTTTTTCCGTTACCGCCTGATAAGGATAGATTATGCAAAATTTACTATTTTGCGATTTAGAAACCTACAGCGATATTCCGATTAATTGTGGCACACATCGCTATGCTGAAAATGCAGAAATATTACTTTTTGCGTATGCGTACAATCATGAACCCGTAAAGGTTTGGGATGTGACTGAAGATAAAACGATGCCAAAGGATTTAAAAGCCTACCTCGATGACCCTGAAATTTTAACCGTTTGGCATAATGGGGGGATGTTTGATACGGTGATTTTAAGCAAAGTGTTAAATATCGACTTACCCTTATCCCGCGTTCACGATACGCTGGTGCAAGCACTGGCACATTGCTTACCTGGCGCACTGGGTTCGCTTTGCGATATCTTCAACGTCAATAGCGATAAAGCCAAAGATAAAGAAGGTAAAGCGCTCATACAGCTATTTTGCAAACCGCGCCCTAAAAAACAGCAAAATACAACGCGCCACGGTGTTAACACATTTCGAAGAATGGCAACGTTTTAAGCAATACGCAGGTTCTGATATTTTAGCCATGCGTGAGATTTATCAGCATTTACCGCGTTGGAATATGAGTGTGGACGAAACCCAATTATGGCAGTTAGACCAAAAAGATTAATCGCCGTGGAATGGGTATGGACGTTGAGTTGGCCAAAAGCGCCTTAACCGCCGTTGAAAACGAGCAAAAGCGGTTATCAGCCGTCACCCGGCAATTAACGGATAACACCGTACAGTCCGCAACCCAACGTGATGCACTATTACAGCATATTGCCTCGGCATTTGGCATCACGTTACCGGATATGCAAGCCAGCACGCTACAGCGACGCGTTAATGACCCTGATATTCCACGGGCTTTACGTGAACTGCTGTCAGTCCGTCTGCAATCGTGCACAACCAGCACCAGTAAATATAAAGCGCTGTTGAAATCGGTGAGTGTAGATGGACGACTTCGAGGAACCAAACAGTTTTGTGGCGCTTCACGTACTGGACGATGGGCGGGGCGGATTTTTCAACCGGATAATCTCCCCAGACCCACGCTTGACCAAAAAACCATTGATGAGGGGGTTGAAGCGTTAAAAGCGGGTTGCGCCGAGCTGATTTGCGATGACATTATGCAACTGACCAGTTCTGCGCTTAGAGGATGTATTATTGCCCCGCAGGGTAAGAAGCTGGTTATTTCCGATTTATCCAATATTGAAGGTCGCATGTTGGCATGGCTGGCGGGCGAAAACTGGAAAGTCAAAGCTTTTAGCGAGTTCGATAACGGCAAAGGCGATGACCTCTATAAACTCGCCTATGCGCGCGCGTTTAATCTATTACCTAAAAACGTCACTAAAGCTCAACGACAAATCGGTAAGGTGATGGAGCTTGGATTAGGCTATGGCGGTGGGGTTGCGGCATTTTTGACATTTGCCCTCGCCTATGGCCTTGACTTAGCGGAACTGGCGGAAGCGGCATTACCTAACATCCCGCCTGACGTTAAACGAGAGGCGATACGCTGGTATCAAAAATCTGTTGAAACAGATAAAACTTATGGCCTGAGCGAAAAAGTCTTTGTTACCTGCGATGCCCTTAAGCGCATGTGGCGCAATGCCCATCCACAAACCGTATCATTCTGGTACGATATTGAAGACGCCGTAAAAAAGGCCATTCAATCACCTGAGATACCGTTTAAGTGCCGTAAACTTAACGTCCGGCGAAATAAAGGTTGGCTTAGGATTTGTCTACCATCAGGACGGAGTCTTTGTTACCCTTCTGCGCGAATAGAGAATGGACAGATTACCTACATGGGGACTAACCCCTACAGCCGTAAATGGGAAAGGCTAAAAACCTACGGGGGGAAAATTACAGAAAATATCTGTCAGGCCGCTGCACGCGATGTATTAGCCTATAACATGCCGCCTATTGAAAAGGCGGGTTATGAGATTGTCCTAACCGTCCACGATGAGATTATCAGCGAAGCGCCCGATACCCCACAATTTTCCGCTGAGGGGTTAAGCGCACTGTTAAGTGCCAAGCCTGACTGGGCTTTTGATTTACCGCTTAGTGCAGCGGGGTTTGAGACTTATCGCTATCGCAAGGAATAAATAATACACAGGATAAAATAAACATCATGGCCTTTAGAAAAAACGACAGCCCCCTTTATTTTAAGGCTGCACAGGACGCGGTACACCTTGAGCAGTCAGGGCAATACCATGAAGCAGCGCGCGCATGGGCACAGGCAAACCGATTGGCGCGCAATCGCAATAACCGTATCTGGAGTGAGAACCGCGCCGATTTTTGCATTATGCAAATAAAACGGGAAGACATAAAAAGGAAGTATCCATGCGGTTAATTAGGGAAGAGAGTATCGAAAAACATTTGGTGCGTGAAGTGCAAAAAATCGGTGGCATTGCCTATAAATTTGTTTCGCCTGGGCGACGAGGCGTACCTGACCGATTAGTCGCCCTGCCCAATGGCAACATTATTTTTGTGGAATGTAAAGCCCCAGGCGAAAAACCTACCCCCTACCAATTACGCGAACACGCACGGCTTTTTGCCCTAGGCCATCAGGTCATCGTACTGGACAGTCAGGATTTAAGCAGCATCTTACCTGTTGTGGATTGATACCTTAAAAACAATTTATTTCTTGTAGAATCCACATATTTTTATTATTTTTTAGTTAATTATTTTTGCATAAGGAGAGCAGTTACACATGCAGCTTAATTTCAGTTCGTTAGATTCTTTTGATCATGTCATATCTCCTTTTGAAGAAATGGCAGCTTATGAAGCTTTGTGGTCTGAAAATGGAGCTACATTCAGGTCTATTGCAGACAGATTTAGAAAATATCCTGATACCATTCCATCAAGAATGGTTACTGAGAATGTAAGAAAAGAATTTAAGGAGATCTTAAAAGATATTTTTGACCGATTTCAGGTTAAGCATTTTGGAATTAGAATACATGGAGCTAATGAATATCCCGAGAAATTAAGGGATGCTAAACATCCGATAGAAGTTTTTTATTATCAGGGATGGTGGGATCTAATAAATACTCGCAGCGTTGCAGTTGTTGGCTCTCGTAGGGTATCTGAAGAAGGTAAGAAAAGAACAAGAAAGCTTGTTAAATGCCTTATAGAAGATAATTTTACCATAGTTTCCGGTCTTGCTGAAGGTGTTGATACTGAGGCTCATAGAACAGCATTGGATGCTGGAGGGAATACTATAGCAGTTATTGGCACGCCGTTATCACATTTTTATCCAAAACAGAATATTGAGTTACAACAACGGATTAGAGAAAATTATTTATTGATCAGTCAGGTACCGTTCAAACGTTATCTAGATCAAGATTATCGTACTAATAGATTATTTTTTCCTGAGCGCAATGCTACTATGTCTGCTTTATCGGAAGCGACAATTATTGTAGAAGCATCCGATACGTCAGGAACTTTGACTCAAGCCAGAGCAGCTTTGGATCAGGGTAGAAAATTATTTATACTGGATAGCTGTTTCAAAAATAGTACAATATCTTGGCCTGAAAAATATGAAGCTCGTGGTGCAATTAGAGTTAAGAACTACCAAGATATTAAGGATAATCTGTGACATTTCTATTACAAAAGATAGATGAGCTTACTCTTGGTCATCATTTTCATTTAACTGAAGATGATATCTGTCTTTATTTTGGAGAGTATACAGCGGAAAAAGGATTTGCTTTCAGTAATACTAACAATTTGATTCTTAATTTAAAAAAGGATGTTTTAAAAAAAGATAAACCTGAATATAAATACAAGAAAAGAGCGATTAAACAAATAGCTTCTTTTTTATCTGAATATCGTGATTATTTGCTTAAATGTACAGTTGTACCTGTCCCACCATCTAGATGTAAATTAGATCCCAAATATGATGATAGATTAATTAACATCCTTGATGAATGTAAAAAAATAAATTCCACTGTTGACTTTAGAGAGCTAATAACACAAAGAGAAACCTTAACAGCATCACATAATTCTTCAAATAGACCATCTTGTGAAGAATTAGCAAATAATTATGAATTCCATGGCTCTTTAGCCAATGATATTAGATCTACTATAATTATTTTTGATGATATTTTAACCGCTGGTAGTCACTATAAGGCGATGAAAACCGTTATTAAGCAACATATTCCAGATGTTCAAATAATAGGGCTTTTTATCGCAAGAACGGTTAGAAATATTATTGATGATTTTGATGTTATAGATTTTTAATCAAATTTTATATTCAACGCCGATTTTCCCCTGAAGTTTTTTTTGTATCGATACCATGTTAGCGGAGATCAAACAGCTTTTTGAACATTTCCACCATCAACAAATCGGAATAATCACCGCACGCACCGATCACTGGTACGAAGGTGAATTGACCCATTTCTTAGAACGCCACTAATTAATCTTAACGCCCCTTTTTATAGGGGCAATTTTTCATCAATTTAACTATTGAGGAATTTTTATATGCAAGATTTAACCGATGAGCAAATTATTGAGAAATTGAAAAATATCGCCCCTGATTGCCCTAAATGGTTACTCGAGACTGAGCGCTTTAATAAAAATAAAAAACTCACAAAAACAGAACAAATGGAATTTGCAGAATATATGGTGAAAACAAAGCGAAGTATCTTTGCTTCCCGTTACCTTCTTTCTTGTTATGAACGCTTTGGTTTTAGTTCAAATGGTAACTACTTGTTCACATATCACAATGTTTCGATCGAATTAGACAGAGAGGTTATTGAAAACCTACTTGCCCATCAAATTGAAAATCCAATCATGCAAGAAAAGCCAGGTGAAGGATTTTTACCCGTCTGGTTTTTTTACAATGCTAACGATGCAAAAGAACAACAACAAGCAGATGAAAAATGGATACAAAACTTTATCGATGAAGTGATTATCGACGGTCTTAAGCTCTTTGTAACTCAACCTACATCATACACAACTCACTAGAGGACAATCACGATGAAAACTGAATTAATTACTATCGATTCAAATCAATTACCCGTTATTGAGTGGCAAAATGTTCGTGTTGTGACGACTGAAACTCTCGCTTCTGGTTATGGCACTGAAGCCTCAAATATCAGAATGAATTTATCTAATAATAAATCTCGTTTTATTGAAGGTATTCACTATTTCAATGTTACGGGGGAAGCGCTAGCACATTTGCGAGTAAATAATATTTACGCACAAATTTCGAACAAAGCACGGGCTATTACCTTATATACAGAAAAAGGCGCAGCTCGCATGTCAAAAATTGTTGATACCGATGAAGCCTGGTCTTTCTTTGAAAAAATGGAATCTGCTTACTTTAATCAAAAATTACTACCGAATGACCCAACAACTTTAGGCTTACCTAATTTCCTTGACCCTACTGAATCAGCAATCGCATGGGCTGCTCAGCATAAAAAAGTTCAATTATTAGGTGTACAGGTTCAACAACTTGAAACCGAAAACGATTGTCTTAAAAATCTCTTCAAAGAAGGTATGACCCCTACCCAATTTAGCAAAATGCTTAACGGGGTAAACAGTCAGCAGATAAATCATTTTCTGGCAGGACTTAAATGGCTCTATAACGAAAGTAAGTCCGGTAACAATTTACGCTGGCGTGTTGCCGCTACCGCTCGGGATAAATATTTAACCGAAAAGCAAAACGAAATAAGCCCTCATGGTGCGAATAGTTTCATTAGCTATCGCCCTGTTTTGCTGAGAAAGGGGGCACAGCGACTTTATGACCAGTATCTGGCTGACAAACTCCCCATGAAAAAGAACTGGAACGGATTACATACCCATGACAAAACTATCCAGATTGTCGCCTGAACAAAAGACAATCGCTAAAACCTTTGCCCCTCGACCTTACCAAAACCTCATTATCAATCACCTACTCGATATCAAACGCTCAAATGTATGGGCGGGAATGGGGATGGGCAAAACAGCAGCCACACTGACAGCTTTAGAAAATCTCTATCTTGCAGGCAGTGAAACCAAACCCACATTGGTATTAGCCCCTTTACGGGTAGCCCAATCCACCTGGCCGGATGAAGTGCTTAAATGGAACCATCTCCATAATATCGAAGTGCAACCCATCATTGGCCCCACCAAATCACGAATGGCAGCACTCAAAAATACCCATGCCAGCGTATTTACTATCAATTATGACAATCTCGTCTGGCTGGTTGACATCCTCGGAGAAAATTGGCCTTTTGGTACGATTATTGCCGATGAGAGCACTCGGTTAAAATCATTCCGGCTACGCAAAGGGGGTAAACGCACCGCAGCCCTTGCCAAAATCGCCCATAAATCGGTTCATCGATGGGTAAACCTAACAGGCACACCTTCACCCAATGGCCTGATGGACTTATGGGGGCAAGCGTGGTTTGTTGACCAGGGCGAACGGCTAGGCAGAACGCATAATGCGTTTACGTCTCGCTGGTTTAATCGTATCCAATTTCCTGGGCAACAATGGAGCAAATTTGAGCCTTTAGGATTTGCTAATCTACAAATTCAGGCAGCTCTCAGGGATGTCACCTTATCCCTTAACGCCGCTGACTGGTTTGATATCGAAGAGCCGATACACAACGTTATCAACATTACGTTACCTGTAAAAGCACGAGCGCACTATCAGGCGATGGAAAAAGAACTGTTTCTTGAGTTGGGCGATAGCGCTATCGAAGCGTTAAATGCTGCTGCCAAAACAATAAAATGTTTGCAAATTGCAGCAGGCGCTATTTATAGCGATGACAATCACAACTGGACAGAAATACACGATGCCAAAATCCAGGCGCTGGAAAGTATTGTCAATGAAGCCGGAGGAATGCCTGTACTGGTTGCTTACCACTGGAAACATGATCTTGAAAGACTGTTAAAAGCATTTCCAAAAGGCAAAATGTTAGACGCTAACCCACAAACCCTTACGGACTGGAATAATGGCAAAATCCCGATGCTCTTTGCCCATCCTGCAAGCTGTGGACACGGCTTAAATTTACAGGACGGCGGTAATATTCTGGTTTTTTTCTCCCACTGGTGGGACTTGGAGCAGTACCAGCAAATTATCGAACGTATCGGCCCCACCCGTCAAGCGCAAGCTGGACATAATCGTCCTGTCTTTGTCCACCATATAGTCGCTAAAGATACCCTCGATGAAGTGGTGATGGCGCGCCGTAATTCAAAACGGGCAATACAGGATTTATTACTGGAAGCGATGAGAAGGAAATAAAAAAATGCCAACTCAAACAAGTTGGCGACGACTTAAACCAGGAGAAAATGAGTTTAATCACGAAAAAACGTGAAAGGAATAAAAATTACCATCTGCAATAAGCATAGAAGAGAAATAAAGAATCAACCTTAAATTTACAAAAATTTATATATTAATATCAAATAGTTATCATTAGCATTACTATTCTCATTAACAATGGAGAATTCACCATGTGGATTTTAATCTTAGCCATGTACGCCAGCCCTTATGCCTCAAGTGACTTTGCAAGTGTTCATACTCAGGAATTCGACACTGAAAATATGTGCCAATTCGCCGCTAAACAATTTCAGCGTGAATTGGAAACTTTCAAAGATATAGATGCCAAAGCGATTTGCGTTAAGAAATAAGCTAATTTTACAAAGGTTCAACCATGAAACTTAACATCATCAAATTATTAATCACTACGTTACTTTTTATCAGCGCAGCGTTCGCCTTCGAACTCATTGTTGGTCAGATTGCCCATGCCGATGTCGTCATTGACCCGCAAATCAGGTTTAAACGTGGCGAATTAGGCAATATTCATTTAGGCGGACAAGAGCTACTAGTTATTGGCACTATCATAGTGCCAGCTCTTATGGTTTATTTGGGGGTATTTCTCGATACCTTGAAGAAGTAGCATAAAGAGAATAAGCATTATCCCACCTGAATTTTCCTACTCTAATTAGCAATATCGAAAGGTAAGCATTTAGCTATTAAAAAAGACCAGCACAAGGCTGGCCAACACCAGGGAAAATCACGTTGTGAATAGCAAACACACAACAAAGAAAATCGTAACAAAAAAATCAATCACTGTATATAAAAACAGGTGTAAAGATGTAATAAAGGAGAAAATCCTATGAATGAATCCCCTTTTGTCAAAACCAGTGAACTGGCAAAAAGGTATAGAGTGTCAACTCACACTATCAGACTGTGGGCGGGTAACGGATACCAACGGAGGGAAGGTTTTCCACGCCCTCGGTTTAGGTCTGATGAGCTTAATTTTGCCCGGCAGGATATTATGGATTGGGAGATGGGTAAACGATTTGATTAACTTTATTCCACCAGCGCTCATAAGCCTCTCGCTGCTCCTCTAGGTAGGTGTGCTTATCGTATACCTGCCAAACCCCCGGTAATTTATGTCCTAACATGATTTCAGCAACATGGGGTTGAGTTAACTCCGCAACCCCGTACGCATGGTTTTACGTAAATCGTGAATTGACCAGTGAGTATAGCTTTCAAATTTTAACGCCATTTTTTTGTTGAGATTGCTAATAAAACTAATATGCCCACTGACACACAAAGGTTTCCCTTCCGATACAATAAACAAATAATCGCTGCCATGACTTAATTTTTTAGCCGTTTTTATCAATTCCTCTGCCGCTGGAATAATAGGCCGGATAATGGGCTTTTTGCTTTTTCGCCCTGTTTTATGATTTTCAGGTGGCACTGTCCATATTCCTTTAGTGAAATCGAAATCGGCCATTTTCGCTTTTAGCAATTCCCCTATCCGGCAGCCAAACAACAACGCCAGTTTGATTATCAAGGCGTTTCTAGGGTTATAGTCTGGGGCATCAATTAACGCAAATAACACTCTGAGTTCTTCTTCACTTAATACCCTCTCGCCCTGTTGATTTATCACCCCCAAGTCCTGGGCGGTCACATCGATAAGCGGATTTAAACTGATGACTCCCCTACGTATCCCCCACCGATGCGCGGTTTTGGTATAAAGCAAGATCCGTGCTCCTATAGCCGGTTTTGCTTTTACCACCTCTTCAATTAGCGATAACCAGACATGCAAATGCGTTTCATCATGAGGCAAATTGCCTATCTTGGGGAAAACATAAATTTCAAATGACCGTAATATTTCACCCGCTTTTATCTGTGCATTTTTAAGCGATTTTTCCCACCAATCTCTGATAACCGACTCAACGGTTTGCGCATCAATCGACTGTTGCTTCCGAGTGCGTTTAACCACTTTAGGATTTCTATGCTGCTCCAATTCACCACGGTAAAAAAGCGCACTATCCCGCGCATCTTTTAAACTGATTGCCGGATACGTTCCAATATCTATCCGATCACCTTTCCCTTGCCAACGATAGCGATATTGAAAAATCACTTTACCTTTTGGTGTTACGCGAACTGATAACCCCTCTCTGTCTGATTTAGTCACCATTTTAGCTTGTGGCTTACCATTTACCGCTCTTAACCATGAATCACTTACCGCCAT